AAATTAGCACCTAAGATTTACGGCGACCGTCAAACCATTGAGCAGACAGTCACAGTAAAACATGAAGATGCGTTAAAAGAGCTTGAATAATTAATCTATTTCATCAACAACATTAAGCATCTTTTTTAATTTATCATAAAAATAATCAGCATCAGCATAACTTTCTATTTCTTCTAAATGAAAGAAAGTATTTGTGTGAGTCACGCCATCGATTGTTTTAATATATACAATAGTTGTTGTGTATTCTTTTGCAAATGACGGGGATGTTTCTTCATCAACATGAAAACTTACAATATGATTAGTGTTTAAAACTATACAGCCATTATCCATGGTTAATTCTATAAACATTATTTTTTTAATCCTAAATCTTTAAGTTTTTGTGCAAATTCTTCAAAATTGTTTTTATTCAGCGTTTTAACAGAAAATGCAGATTCAAAATCTTTTAATATAAAATCACTTAATTTTTGATTTAACTCACCAATCTCGTCTTTTGTAAAATCATTCATCATTCTTTCTCTAAATATCGAACTAAAGTCATTTGACTTCTAATAGCCTCGTAAGCATGTTTTGCGCCAATTAAATATTCAAAAGAGTCTGATACAACACCTTCTTTTAGTCTTTCGTTAATATCATCAAGTTGGCACGCGATCCAATAATCAAGTTTTTCTAAATTCATCACAAACTACTCCTGAAAAAATCCGACCGACAAACTGAAATATAAGATTCTTCACGCCCAATTTGAACTTGCGCGCCTTCATCAATTCTTTTGCCGTCAGCACCAATACGGATGTTCATTGTGGCTTTTTTACTACATGAGCATATTGTTTTAATCTCATTAATCTCATCAGCCCAAGCTAGTAAATATTTACTGCCTTCAAATGGTTCGCCTTTAAAATCTGTGCGCAATCCATAGGCTTGAACTGGTATATCTGAAATATCTACGACACTTGCAAGAAATGTGACTTGTGCTTTTGTGAGAAACTGCGCTTCATCTACAAATACGCAACTTATGTCTCTAAGTAAACTTGCGTCAAATGTATCGGCATCCCACACCATCGCATCGCTAGAAAGGCCTATACGAGACTCTATTCTAGTTTTACCTACAACAGCAGGAATCAATAAAAGTGTCTTCATGCCCCGCTCTTGATAGTTATATGCTGATTGTAAAAGGGATGTCGTCTTGCCAGCATTCATCGCTGAGTAGTAGTAGTAGAATTTCATATTTCTTCCTAAATATTTAACAAGCGCTCATGTAATTATTTAACATTTTATAACATATAACCCAGAGTTTATCTGGGTTTTCATCTGATTGTGTTGCGCTAAAATTTAACTTTTCCATTTGGGAATTACAAAACCATGTTTAGTAAGTTCATCAGATAATAAGTTATAACTTTTTTTGCCGAAATTCGGAATTCTTTGTAACGCTCTTTTGTCGCCTATTTTGAAAAGTAAATTTAAAATATCTTCGATTGTGTGCAAGCCATCGGCTAATAAGCAATTTTTAGTTCTTGCATTTAAATCTAAATCATTTATTAATGTGTTTCGAGTTGCCTTTAACTTTTGTTCTTGAACGCTCTTTATAAGCTCATTTAGATAAAATTTAGCTTTATGCAAATCTTCAATTCCGTTTTTTTGTCTCCAACGCCAAACATATTTAATTATGTTGCCATCAACAAATGGTAAGTTTTTTACAATATCTAAGCATTCTATGTTTTTACCGCATTCGCAATGTATATCAAGCGAATAGTGTTTCGGGTGATTTACGTTACTCATAAGACCTCAACATGTTTAATCGTTTAGCGTCGTGAATAATTTGGCGAATTTCTTGAACATAACGGAAGTTAACTAATCTTCGTAATTTTTCGGCTTCTTCTTTTTCTAAGCCTGTTGCATTTCCACCAACATGAGCAATTGAAAATTCAAGTTCATTTAAAATACACAAACACAAATCCAACTTAAATTCATACACTGAGCTTTCAATAGGGTGATTTAAAAATAATTCATGATTATATTCTCTTAGTTGTGGCCCAAGATTTCCGGTTATTTGTTCAATTATAAATTTTTTTTTTGGTGTTATTGTTTCTTTTTTCTCATAAATTGCTTTCAAATTTTCAGATAAATTAATTATTTGCACAATATTTCTATCAATTTGTAAAAGAATTAATGTTTCTTCATTCATTATTGATTTTTCCTTAATTTTTATATTTGCGAATCGCATGTTAAATCCTACAATGCTAAGTATATCACCAACTTTTCGAATGTCATCTATACTTTGACAGTCAAACATAATTAGACCTTTTTTATAGTCATCGCTTATAATTTTTGTTATTGTTTCCATTTTATACCTCACTATTATTTTATGACTTTATCTGATAGAGAAAGAACTGTACGTCAAAAACTTAAAGATGATTTTCCGCACTTTGCTACAAAATGTCTTAAGATTCGCACAAAAGAAGGGCAGATTCTACCGTTTACACTAAATCGTGCGCAACTTTACATTCATGCCAAACTCGAAGAACAAAGAGCTATGACAGGCAAGGTTCGTGCTTTATGCCTGAAAGGAAGGCAACAAGGTGTGTCGACCTACATCGGCGCAAGATACTATCATCAAGTCATCCATCGTTTTGGTACTCAAGCATTTATCTTGACTCATGCTTTAGATGCAACTAACAACCTTTACAAAATGGCGCAACGATATTATGAAAATACGCCAGGACTTATTAAGCCAGAAGTCACAACCTCGAACGCAAAAGAACTTATCTTCGGTAAACTAGATAGTGGTTATAAGCTTGGAACGGCCGAAAATCAAAGTGTCGGTCGGTCTGCGACAATACAGCTTCTACATGGTTCTGAAGTTGCATTTTGGAACCATGCCAGCGAACACGCAAAAGGTATCTTTCAAGCTGTGCCTAATGCACCTAATACAGAAATTGTGCTTGAGTCTACAGCAAACGGCGTAGGTAACTTTTTTCATCAGCAATGGCAAAAGGCTGAGGCTGGCGAATCTGAATACATTGCTATCTTTGTTCCTTGGTTTTGGCAAGATGAGTATCAATCCGTTGTCCCAGTAGGTTTTACGCCGACAATTGATGAAGAAGAATTAATGCGTCAATATAAATTGACGTTAAATCAAATTGCGTGGCGCAGAAATAAAATTGCTGAATTTAGCGTTAATGGTACTGATGGCGTAAAGTCATTTATGCAAGAATATCCATGCAACAGTGCCGAAGCTTTTCAGCTAACAGGAGAAGATAGTTATGTCCCTAATGAGCTTGTCTTACGCGCTCGGAAAACAGAGCAAATCGATGATTATGGGCATCTTGTTATCGGTGTTGACCCTGCTCGGTTTGGCGCTGATAGATCAGCAATTATCAGGCGGAAGGGACGAAAAGCTTTTGGTCTTGAAACTTATGTCAAAAAAGATACGATGGAAATCGTCGGAATCGTTAACAATATCATTATTTATGAACAACCTGCCAAAGTTTTTATAGATATTGGTGGCCTTGGCGCAGGCATAGTAGATAGATTAAAGGAATTAGGACATGGACAAGTCGTCATCGGAATTAATGCTGGCTCAACACCGCTTGATGGTCGTAAATACAGTAACAAGCGGTCTGAAATGTGGGGTGAACTTAAATCCTGGCTTGAGGATGAGCCTTGTCAAATTCCTGACTCTGATGAACTCCATTCTGACATATGCGGAACTCGTTACAAAATTGATAGCAACTCACGATTAGTTATGGAAAAAAAGGAAGAAATGAAAAAGCGTGGAATACGTTCAAGTGACTGTTCCGATGCGTTATGTTTGACATTCGCTTTGCCTATTTCTCAAATAACAAATAGTAGCAAAACAAGTCAAGTTGCTGGTAAGATAATGGGAAAACAAAGAACACTACTCAACGCTAAGGGACAGCTCTATGGTAACAGTAGCTAAAAGTGCATCAGATAAACTTGCACGGATTAAGGAAGATGTCTCAACATCTTATAAATACTTTCAAGATAACTATAAACGCTTTCACGAGTTCCGCAAATATATTTTCAAAGAATCCATTAGTGAACAGCAGCGTGCAGCTATGCAACAACTGCATCGCCCTGTGCTTGAGTTTAATATTTTAGAAGCTTACATATCACGTCTTCTCGGTGAGTTTGCGCAGCAAGAGCCAAGTATCTGCGTGACTCCTGCGGAAGGCGTACCTATTCCTTATGAAGTTTTAAATCTTGTTGAAGGCCATATTAGGCATATTCTATATCAAGCTGATAAAGATTCTTTTAGTTATGAGATTTATAAAGATTTGTTATCTGGTGGCTACTCAGCAGCTAAAGTTTGGACTGATTACTCAAGCCCTATGAGTTTTAATCAACAAATTTATTTGAGTCGTGTATTTGACCCTACGCTATGCGGTTTCGACCCAGCCGCTCGTACATCTCATAAGGGCGATGGCCAATATTGTTTTGAAGTATTTCCAATGGATGTTAAAGACTTTGAGCGTGACTATCCAGATGTTGAACTTAAAGGAATAAATTATGAAAGAGATTTTCAAGGGTTTAACTGGTCATACAAAGACGCCATGGGTAAAAAGCTAATTCTTGTTGTAGATTACTTTGAGAAAAAGAAAAAGCGCACACGAATTGTTAGACTTGCCGACGGACGAGTCATGACCGTTAAAGATTATGAGCGCATGCAAGCGTATTGGGAAGAAATGAATTTCATTGAGCAATTGCCAATTGTTATGGGTAAACCGCGTTGGACAGAGCTTGAAACAGTTTGTCGATATCGCTTGATTGAAAACCAAGTGCTTGAGCACGAAGAAACAGACTATACTTATTTGCCCTATGTATTTATTGATGGTAATTCAATCAATTTGACCCAGGGCACGTCAAATACGACTTACCAGATGACACGCCCTTATGTTTATCATGCGAAAGGTATTCAAGATTTAAAAAACTTTGCAGGTATTTCTTTAGCAAACTACTTAGAAAATCAAATACAATCCAAGTTTATCGTCATGAAGGAAGCAATCCCTCAAGAAGACGATTACATCGAAGCATTAACAGATATCCAAAAAGCCAATACGATTGTGGTAAATGCATTTTATGAAAACGATCCTAACAAAGCAATTCCGCAACCTATTCGTGAAGTGGTTAATCAAGGTGCGCCGCCTGAAATTATGGGTGCTTTTCAAGTCACTGACCCAACCACTCAAACAATTCTTGGTTCTTATGCTTCTAATCTCGGTCGAGACGACACAAGATTGTCCGGAAAAGCTGTTATTGAAACGGCCGCCCAAGGTAACTCTGCCGCAATGCCTTACATTGTCGGTTATTTACAGGGTTTAACTCAGATTGGGAATATCATCGTAGATTTGATGCCTAAATATTTGATTGGTAAGCGTACTATTCCTGTGATTGATAGCAATGGTGAACAGTCTTATCAAGAAATCAATATAGAAGGCAAACCAGTTCTTGATTACAAAGACCGTGCCATTAAAGTAAATATTGAAGCGGGCGTAAACTTCCAAATACAGAAAAATAAAGCGCTTGAGCAAATAGTAGCTTTGATGCAAGCAAGTCCACAGTTTGGCCAATTCATGAATAGTCCGCAGGGACTTAAAATCTTAGTATCTAACCTAACCATTTATGGAGCGGATAGATTACAAGAATCAATCGACCCATATTTACAAGAGCAAGCTCAGCAGCAACAACAGGCTATGCAAATGCAGCAAGAAGCTATGTCGCAGAACCCGCAAATGATTCGTGCGCAAGCTGAAATGATTAAAGCGCAGTCTGATGTACAACAAAATCAAATTGAAAATCAGTTTGAACTAGCGCGTCTTGCAACTGAGAAAGAACTTGCTGATGCAAAAATACTTGAAGCTGAGGCAAAAATATCGCAAGCTCAAATTGATAGTGCTGTGCGTTTAGAAGAGTCTCAAACAAGTCTTGAAGTACATGCGCTTGAATCAGCAGCTAAACTTGCTGAGGTACAACAACGTGCCCAGGCCCATGGTTTAAAAATGAATAAAGAATTAAAAGATTTAATGCAAGGAGCAGAACAAAATGAGCAAATATAAAATTACTGAACACCACATCACACAACCAGGCGGCGTCGAAAAATTAAAGCGTGATGGCTACACTAGAAGTGAAATTATGCAAACCATGTATAAGGTAACTGAGGGAGCTAACAAAGAACAGCGTTCTCAAATAGTTTCTGAGTTGTTTAGAAAAGAATGAAGACAATAATAAAAGATGAGAGCGGGGCAGAAATTGTTTTGCCTCGCATTACGCATACACATTCAGTTGCTAATTGGTGGATTTATAAAAAAGATGGCAACTTAGATTATTATGAACGAGCATTAGTTTTAGTAATTTATGATTATTTTGACCACGAAATGGAAGTTATAGAACAATCTACTGCCATGCTTAGTGTTTCTGATTTAGGGTTGAGTTCAGTAGTTGAAATATTAAATGAACAGCGTAATTATATATATTCTGAAACATATCCTGGAGGATAATCATGAAAAAGAAAGCACCTGCAAAATCAGCAAAACATATGGATGTAGCACAGGACAAAAAACTTATTTCTAAAATGATTAAAAAATCTGAAAAGAAAGATATCAAAGAAGACAAATCTATGATGAAAAAAATGATGAAGGGGAAATGCAAATGAAACAAGTAAAAAAAGAAATAAAAAAAGGTATGCTTGTTAAAGGCAAAGCTGCTGCTACCCCCAAAGGTATGTCACATAATGTTAAAGTAATGGAAAAGGCTGGCTACTCTAAGAAAAGAGCAGTTGGAACAGCATATGGCGAAGTTGGCATGGAAAAGAAAGGGCGTAAAGATGAATCTAAAGCCATGAAAACCAAAGGTAAAAAATCATGCCGCTAAAGCCTGGCAAAAGCAAAAGTGTTATTAGTTCTAACATTAAAACCGAAATTGCCGCTGGAAAACCGAAAAACCAGGCAATTGCCATCGCTCTGTCAAAGGCTGGCGTGTCAAAAAAGAAGAAAAAATAAACTAATGTTCGTGGTTTGCGAACTGCGAACATGTTTCACGTGAAACATTATTATGAGCAAATGGTTAAAAATAGAAAACTTTGAAAATGAAATTGAACTGTGCAATGACAAAGAATTTATAATTAAAAATAAAAAATATTTGTCTTCACGTTTTTATAAAATATTGTGTTTGCGACATGGTGTAGATGGAAAAAAACTAAGCTTTAATGAAATGGTGATGTATGTTGAGCCATTGTCTTGCAAAGGTAAACTGCTTTCATCACGACATATTGCAAAATTATATTATCAAGCTTTAAATAAAATTAAATACATATTAAAAAATGAACTTAATTAATTATGAAGATTTATTAAAACAATGCGAAGATTTAGAATTTCTAAATCAATTTGCTCCTTACCTCAGAGAGACTGAGTATCGTGTTTTATTATTATTATGCGGACATACTCGGCATGGTAAAGTTTGTTTTACGCAATTAAAACAAGTTATGCGAGATTATTGGCATTCATATAATTATATAAGTCATGTTAAAAATTATCCTTATATTGCTTTAGTAGCATTAAAAAAAATTAAACAAGAAAAAATATTGCGTGGTTTCACGTGAAACATTAGTAAGTGCTTGACACAAATTGCTTGCGTGATGAATAATTAGAGTATTACGTCCCCAAACGGCATCCTGGGCGCAACCTTACAGCGAAATGTATTGAATCACGGTGACACCGACAGAAAGTCAAACGAGGGTTTTAAATGGAAGAAGTAGAGAATATTGTTGATACTGAAATCACTAATCCTGAAGTAAAAGAGCAAGAAACTGCTCCTGATGACGATTTGCAAGCACCTGTGTTCAACAGAATTCAAGTTGCCGATGTCGTTAAACGGGAAAAACAAAAAGCTTTTGAAAAAGGGAGATTAGCAGCTATGCAGGAATTACAAGCGCAACAACAGCAACAACAGGCAGCCTCACAAGAGCCTTCAAGCTTAGGTGGTATGGCGCAATTGTCACAAGCTGACATTGAGCGAATGATTCAAGAGCAAGCAACACGTGCGACACAAGAACATATTCAAGGCCAACTTGCTGAATTAAAACAGCAACAAATGGTGAATAGCTTTGTGCAAAAAATGCAGGTGGCAGAACAACAATATCCTGGACTCGAACAAGAACTGAATCAGCTCAATTATAATGACCCCAGAATCCATTCATTCATCGGAATGGTCAATGACATGGAAAACACTGGCGACATTATGAAAGAGGTTCTTGATAATCCCCACAAGCTTTCACAAATCTTGTCGGATATTCAAGACCAGCCTTATCTAGCTCAAAAAAACTTGCAAAAGCTATCTGCAAGTATCAAGCAAAATACGGCTGCCAAATCTGAAGAAGCTCAAGCTCGTGACCCCTACTCTCAACTAAAACCTTCACCTACGGCTGGAATGGACAATGGCTCTATGTCGGTGAGTGATTTTAGAAAAATGTTTAAAGGCTAAATACTCGCTATTGTCCTTCCAGTTAAGAAGATTTTATTTAATTAACTGGAGAGACCTAAAATGCCTTCTACACCTACTAACGTCTTACAGATAGTTCAAACCTATCAAAAGGCTGAATTGGCTTGGCTATTAAATAGCTTCGTCGGTATCAGCATGTCTAACAAAAAGTTTAAAGACTTTAATACTACAGCTCCTAGTAACTTAGGCGACACTGTAACATTTGACACCACTCCACGGTTCACTTCTTACAATGGTCTTGTGATTACACAACAGCCATCTGTACAACGTGTACAATCATTAGTTTGCTCTCAAGCATCTAACGTAAGTGCTGGATACACTGACCAACAGTTCATCTTCAACGTAAGAGAATATATGGACCGTTTTGGTATGGCAGCCATGAAAGAGTTAGGCTCTAAAATTGAAGCTGACATTCTTAAAAACTTTGTGTCTGGCGTAACTGTAAATGACCCACAAGCTGCTACTTTCGGAACAACCCAATTTAAATCAGGTCCTTTCCGTTTCTATGGCGATGGCATTACCCCTATTAATTCGTTTACGCAATTGGCTCAAAGTTGTGCAAACTTCGAAGATTTTGGCGCAGCAACGCACAAAATGATGGCGATTTTACCAGTTGCGAACATTCCTGCAATTGTTGGTAGCGGTTTAAACCAATTCGCAATGGACCGAAACAATGAATTAGCATCAAGCTGGATGTTAGGCCGTTTCGCTAACTCTGACTGGTATGAGTCAAACTTATTACCTGTTCATGTATCTGGTGCCGTTGCTGAAGCTGCTGCTCCTGCTAACGTGTTAACCGTTGTTTCTACTAATGACCCAACAGGTCAAAACGTAACAAGCATTACTTTTAGCACTGATGCTTCAGTTGGTAATAGTGCAGATGCAATCAAAGCTGGTGACTTATTCCAGTTTAACGATGGTGTTTCTGGTAAACCAAACATGCGTTTCTTGACCTTTATCGGCCATCAACCATGTCAACAACCAGTACAGTTCCGCGCTATTGCTGATGCTGTAAGTTCTGGTAACAGTGTTACAGTGCAATTACAAACCATCAATGATGTTGGTTTAGTTTCAGCTGCTAACCAAAACCAAAACTTGAACAACGCTATCCAAGCTGGTATGACCGTCACACCAGTACCTTCACACCGTGCAGGTATCTTGATGTCAGGCGACCAATTCTACTTGGCAATGCCACGTTTACCAGACGAATCACCATACACCACTGTTACTAGTGTTGATGAAGATTCAGGTGCGTCTATTCGTCACTACTTCGGTTCTCAATTCGGTCTTAACAATCGTGCTTATGTACGTGACTGTATTTGGGGTTCAACCTTAGTTGCTGAAAATTCATTACGTTACTGTTTCCCATTATAAGCGTAGGGCGGTGAAAGCCGCCTCTTTAAACTTAAGAGGATAAAAATCATGACTGTTTACAAATCATTTAATCAGGCGCTCTTCCCTTATGCTTATGGCTTAGGATTGAGTAACAATGCAACCACTCCAAACACTCAATTAGATGTTGCAGTAGGAAGCATTTTAGATTCAAGCAAAACCTTCCAGTTAAACTTAGATGTTGCAGTTACAATTAATGCAGCAGTAAATGGCTTGAATGGATTAGACACAGGCGCATTAGCTGCAAGCACTTTATATTATGTTTATGTTGTAGCTGACCCACAAGCTTACAATGTAACTGGTGCAATAATTTCTGCTTCTAGCACACCTTTGCTTCCTTTTGGCTATGGTGCTTATGCTTTAATTGGCTATGTTGCAACAGGCGCAGGTTCTACATTCTTGAAAGGCTACTGGACTGACGACAAGTCAAGCTGGCGTACCTTTATGTATGACGCACCTCAAGCTACTGCAATCACTGCTGGTAATGCAACTTCTTACACAGCAATTGATTTAAGTGCTTTTGTTCCTGCAGTTGCAAACACACCTGTGTTTATCAGCTCTGCATTAACTCCAAGTGCTGCTAGTCAGACATTGAAGTTACAACCCGAATCTGGTACTGGCGATATGGTTACTATCACTGGCCAAGTTGCTGCTGTTATTGTATCTAGCCAAGATTTAGTAGTGGCTACATTAGCTTCTGGCGACCCTAAAGTTAATTACAAAGTCAGTGCTGGTGCTGCTGCGGCTGCAATCAATGTTGGCGGTTATCAGTTCGCAATCTAATTTATAGGAGGCAGATATTATGGCGTATACAGCTCGAATGCTTATAACTCGTGCGTACTATCTGTCTCAGATAGTTAGTAGACAATTACAGACCGTCTCAGGTGAACAAATTGAAGACGGTTTGTTTCTTCTAAATGCGCTTTTGCAATTCAAGTCCACTGATTTACGTGAGATACCTTATTTCAAGCGTGATGCAATTACTTTAGTTGCAGGGCAGGAAGAATATTTTATTGAAAAACTACTTTATGTAGATGCATTAACGTACAACATCGGGGATGTGCGTTACCCTATGCGACAATTAACCCGACACGAATTTTTTGATACAGGCCGAATTGACGGTATACAAGCTTTGCCATTTTCATATCGCCCTGAGCGCGAAAAAGGCGGCATGAGAATATACTTGTATTTTTTGCCCCAAGGCAATTATGTTATGAAGCTGAGTGGTAAATTTGGGCTAGATGAAGTCACACTTGATACAGATTTATCTTTAGAATATGACCCTTACTACATTGAGTTTCTGCGTTATCAATTAGCCGAATATATTTGCTCAGACTATGGCGCAACCTTTCCAGATGAATCGAAAGCAAAATTACGGGCTTATGAAGCAAAAATATTAGATGTTAGCCCGCCAGATTTATCTATCAGTAAGACGACTTTCTTCCCTGGAAGAAGCCCATTTGATTGGCAGGCTATAAATCTGAGCAAGGGATGGTTTCCATTTTAATCGTTTTGTATTAATTATTTACTATAAGAGAGTAATATGCCCGCACCTAATGCCATACAACAAATACAAGATGTGCCTCTCAAAATAGTAGGGGGCTCCAACTTTGGACGTTACCCAAAAATAAGTCAAGAACAAACCTGGAACTTCATTGTTAGTGATGACTTTTTAGTGCCTTACGCAGGGTATGCGACAGCATTAATTTTGAATTCATCAGCCAAAGGAAGAGGTTTATATACAACCTTCAATGGCGAATTAATGGTTGCTGTAATTGGAAATAATTTTTATAAAATAACGCAAAATACAACAACTGGCCAACTGCAAGCATTTTCTAGGGGAACACTAGAAACCTACGATGGTGATGTCTATATTGCAGAAAACAACAACGCGCAAATTGTGGTAACAGATGGTGTTTTTGTTTATGTGTATAATTGGTCAACTGATGCGCCAATTGCAAAAATACCTAATGGAACTGGGGTTGGTCAATATGATTACACTACATACAGTAACCCAGGGTATATCTCATTTCAAAATGGTCGATTTATCTTAGCCTGTCAGAATACTAATTACTGGATTCTGTCAGGGTTTAATGATGCATTTACATGGCCAAAAGGAGCTTCTAATCCAGAACTTGTTGGCTCCATTCAAACTAAGCCCACACGAACACAGGCAGCTATTCCTGTGCCAGGCGGCGGAAATAACTTATTAGTCATGGGAACAAACGTCACAGAAAGCTGGCAAGACGTAGGCGCGGCATTATTTCCCTATCAGCGTGGAACAACTTATAATGTGGATTATGGCTGTTTAAATGCCTCAAGTGTTGCTGAGCTTGATAACTTAATTGTATGGCTTGCCGTCAACGAACAATCTGGGCCTGTCATCATGTATGCTACAGGCAGCCAAACCAAAATGATATCTACTGACGGTATATCATATGTTTTAGCTAATTTAACCAATCCAACAAACTGCACTGGCTTTTTATTTAGGCAAGATGGCCACATGATTTATCAGTTCACATTTCCTGATGACAATATTAGCTATGCTTACGACTTTAATACAGGCTTGTTCTTCAACGTTTCAGATGAAAAATTAAATTACCATATTGCAAGACAAGTTGTTTTGTTTGGTAATGACTATTATTTTGTATCATTAAATGGCGGAAACATTTATCGTTTTGGCACACAATATACTGATGCGGTTTATGTTAAAGACGGCGTACCTACACAAAAAGAAATACCACGAATTAGAATTACCCCCCCTGTAAGACTTCCAACACAACGTTATTTTATTGCAAAAAGCCTAGGGTTTACCATTGAGAATGGCCAAAAGAATATAAAAACACTATTACCCGTACAATCAAATACCCAAGGTCAGATTCTTGCCACAGAAGCTTATGTAGATATTACCACTGAGTCAGGTAATCCAATTGGCGTGGAAGCAACAACATCACAAACAGAATACGTTGTAAATTATTCTGAAGCTGTTGATTTAAGTATTTCTCGTGATGGCGGCGAATCGTTTGGCTCAAGTTGGCGTTTAAATATGAATCCTACTGGACAACGCAAGTCACGTTTTATTTATCAACGACTAGGTATTGTAAATGACGCTACTTTCCAACTACGATTTAGTGGTTTTGGCCGTTTTGTTTGTACTGATGGAGTCTTGGAGGTTTATCAATGACAACCGTAAGTGATAGAAATGTAACACGGATACCAAATTTACACATGGGTGAAATGGTTGATAGCAATGGTTACCCGACCGATGATGAATTAACATTTCGTCAAGTGCTTATTAGTAATTTACAAAGACTATTTGGCAGCGAGGGCGTTGTTTTGCCATCATTAACAAGCGCTGATATATTGGTAATACAAAACAATGTAGATATACAAGGACGCAAGACTTGCGCGTATGGCACAATGGTTTATGACACAACAGTCAATGAAGTTAAAGTAGCAATTAACATTGGCGGCATACCGCAGTTTAAAATTATACCTTACACACCTTAAGGAAATACTATGGCACAGAATCAAATGTCCAACGAAGATATCAGTAAATTTTTAAACATGTTTGGCATGGGAGCCGGTGCTGCTGGTATTGGCTCAGGTTTGTATAATATTTTTGGCCCAGGGCCGGGAATTGCTAAAGAAGCTAACAAATATTTAAACCAAATTCCAGGCGCAATGCAGCCTTACTATCAACCTTACATGGGTGCAGGGCAAAATGCTCTAGGACAACTCATGGGGCAGTATGGGCAACTAACAGGCTCTACTGGTGACGTTTACAATAAACTTGCTGGAGGCTATCAACAAAGCCCTGGATTTCAATCCGCACTTAAACAAGCATTGGGCGCGGCTGGAAACCAAGCGGCGGCAGGTGGAATGACTGGTACACCGCAGGCCCAATTACAAGCAGCCGATGTTGCGGGCACTTTGTCACAACGAGATTTCGGCGACT